CAAGCCTGAAACTTTTAACCCCCCAAAACGGGGGAACCCACTGCCTAATTAGGCAGACGATTTCTTAGGATTTATCATCCCAAGACAAACCGCAAGGCCACGATTCTACTATGACCTTCTTAGTACGGATTCGGCCAAGGTACCCGCGAACGGTCTCACGACCACGCGAGCAGAAATCGTCCGGAACGTGCTTGGGCATATACTTCAGCCCCTCGCCGCGCCGTTGGACCTCGACCTCGAGTGAACCCGTTATGTTTGCTAGACTTCTCAAGAGCATCCCAAAGGATGTAGTTCGGTGCTGGACAGGTCTTGTCAGCACTATATCTACGAGAAATCCCTCAGCTCCACCATCCGGTTTTGCTAGATGGTGGGTTTCGTCCCTACCTGTAATAAGACCGAGGTCCCCGAGTTTGCTGGGGATACGGCACTTACGCCAGAACTTTGGTACCCGATTTACTAAGGATACCCAAGCAGGACGAAACCGAGAGTCACAAGCAACTACTCCCCTTCTAAGAGCATAAAGCCTTAGTTGGTTTGCGAGTTGCAGACTATAGGGAATTGCGTCTTTCTGGCCCTTCATATAGAAAGGCCTGACGTTAACCCCCTTGAAATAGTCGTGACCGCAACTTTCGAAAAAGCTTCCTGCCAAGAAGCTCTTCCGTCCGTTCACGCTAAACCCTAAGTAGTTTAGCATGTCAATCAGGACGGGCGCATATGCCTGAGGGACTATTATATCGTCCCCATATACAGTCATACGCGACCACTGGTCTCGTGGGACGGCGACACGCATACAAGCTAGAAATATGGAAGTTTCTAACTCAAACGTGAAGCCGTTACCCATAGAGGATACTTTCTCTAGAGGCAAAATATCGCCTCCGTACCTACACATGGTACTCCTGGCAAGCCCAAACAGATGGGCCCACTCAGGAATGCATAGGTACTGGACCAGCTTCCAGGCAACGGAATCACTAGCAGAAGAGAGGTCAATTGTGGCAAGACTATCGCCATATGCCCTCTTAGCTAGCTGTTGGTTCCGCACTTGGGAATCGAGATCAACCTTGAAACGCTTTAAACGTTTCCGTAGCACCGCACCAATACCTAGCTGAACATACATGTTCAACGTCGGCTCGGTACAAATACCACGGTCGGTCTTTGCGTTCTTCGGAACGGTTGAAAACCTATTCCCCTGTACCACCACTGCAGGTTTCCGCTGACACGAGTGCCAGTTTTCACCTAGAATGGCTTTGTAGAAGGGGATTAGATTTGCGGTGAGATGTATAGTCTCTGTGTATTTATCTGAGGCTACACTCCCAACTCCACTTACGGCCGTCGTTGCGCCGGGCCCATGGCGAAAAGGTATACTGCCAAGGACCTGGGGGGTTAACCGCCCCAGAATCGAACGAAACTCACGCCTGACTTCGAAAAGCCAGACGGGATGAGCTGTCTCGGGTAAAGAAAACCGAGCGTTCGACTCACGACAAGACGCCTCTGCGTTCCTAAA